TAAAGAACACGTTAAATTTTTATTAGATGAAATCAATAAAAATAAAACCATAACTATGACTGAATTAAAGCATAAACTGAAAGATAAATTCAAGATTGAATTAAGTAGGTTTCATATCAACAGAATTATTACTGATAATAACATTACATTAAAAATAACAAGAATACGACATGAACCAGAAAAAAGATTTGGTAAAGATATAAATATAAATCAAAAATTAAAAGAATTCTATGATGAAATTAAAAAGCATAAATTAGAAGATATTATATGTATTGATGAGACAAGTATTAGCGGTCTTCAAAAAAGACATCAATGTTATAGTGAATTAGGAAAAAGATGTGTAATTAAAACACAATCTCAAGAAGTCTTCAAAAAATATACTGGTATATTTGCAATTTCTTATAATAGTGTTTTAGGTTGGGAATTATATGATAAAGGTGGAATTGATAGTGATAGATTATATGAATTTTTAGAAAAATATATTACAAAAAAATACAAAAATAAATTAATAATTTTAGATAATGCAAGTAGTCATAGAAACGCAAAAATAAAAGAATTAGTAAATAAGCATAATACTTTATTATATAGCGTTCCGTATCAACATTTTACAAATTCAATTGAAAATTACTTTAGTATGATGAAATCCAGATTACAAAAATTAGATGGATTAACTCATAAAGAATTAAAAACTAATATAGAAAAAGTCATTAAAGATATACCAAAAGAAAAATATGAGAATATAATTAAAGGAACTTATAATAGAACAAAAAAATACAGTAAGAAACCTTCTAATAGAAAAAAAACATTAAAAAATTATTTATAATTTACATATTTAAAAAGTCGGCGTTTTAAATGTGCAAAGGTGTAAAAGAATATTCAATTATAATACTAATTGATCTTAGAATTAATATAAATAATGAAAATCTATGAATAAAAGTAATAAAAGCTATAATATTTGAGGTAGATTTATCTTCTATAAATACAGAAGCCCAATTAATATAATTTTTAATATACATTGGTTCTGGTATTACTTTATATGTATCAATAAATTGTTTTAAATAATTTTCAAGATTATAAGGTATATTATCTATTTCTAAGGTTAAAAATTTATTATTAAATAAATCATATATTTCTTCTAATGGTAAGTTTATATTATTTCCTTTCTGTAATTCGGTTATTAATTCAATAAATAAATCAGGATTTGGTTGAGTGTCACTAAATAAACTTTTTCCAAGTTTTCCTTGTTTTATAAATAATTCTTTAATTAATATTATTGTATCATTAAATGATTCAATTCTTAATTTATTATCACTATTACTAATACTAAAATTATCATATGTAGGATAATTTATTTTTTCTTTAAAATTATCATTTAGAGCGGTGCGCATTTTAAATGCTGAGTTAAGACATAAAAAATAACATTCGCTTGTTCATTTAAGAACACTAAATTCTATATAATAGGCTTACTTGTATATATTGGAACTTCGTTCTTGTAGATATATACAATCCTATCAGATGTTATTTAATTTACTACCTTATTAAACAACAATTTCTTTTTTCTTCTTAGAAATAACTTTTTTAACAACTTTCTTTACTTTTTCTTCAGGTTTAAATTCCTTTGGTCGTGATTGATTTGTTAAATAATATTTCCCTAAATAAAGAATATTCTTACAAGCGTTTTTATCACGATTTACAAAAATACGTTTATTTGGTTCCTCTTTTTGAGTAAGTATTTCATGTAAATGTTTTTTATGCTTATTTCTTCTTATTGATACATTAGTCAGTTCTTTGAATGTTTTATTATATAATTTACTAGTATTATATTCATTAACTTCTAATAATTCAAAACGTTTTAATAATAGTTTCTTAAAACCAATGTTAGGCGATGGCATACATCCCTTCATTTGTGATGTTCTAGAATAATCGCCGTGTAATATTAATAATTTTTTATTATTTGATTTATCTTCTTTTGATAAAAATTTATTTTCAATTTCATTTAGTAAAGTTTCTTCTGATTGTTTAGTTCTTACAAATCTTCTAAATTGTAATTTTCTAAATAACATTTTATTATAAAAACTACTAACTTCTGTATTTAATTTATTTTTATTTTCAATAAATTCTTTATATTTATCTAATTTTAATGAACGTGAATTATATAATGATAATTTAGTTTCTTTTTCAATGATATTATTTTTAATTTTATCATTATTAATAATTTCATTACTTCGTTTTGTATAGGTTTCAAATCTTCTTCTTGATGCTGAATATTTATAAAAATTATTACTTTCATCAATAATAGATAAAGGTCTAATTTTTCCCGGATCCAATCCTACCAATTTATATTTATTAGTTAAATATTCATCACATTTTTCTTTAGTAATACTTTCTATTTTTGGAATAATATTATCTTCTTCTATAAGTTTTGGTAATACATCACCGTATTCTTTATCTTTATATTCTTTAAGAATAAATAATAATGAACAACTAAAACCATCTGTAGACATTTGATTATAGAAAACATATTTATTATCATTAAAAATACTTCTTTTTTCTAACTTTAATATCTTACTCCATATATGTTTTTGATATTTTTTACAATTTAATATTAGTTCACTCTTATTATAATCAAAAAGTTTTTCATATTTAGAACATATTAAACCAGTCATACCACTAGTATTTAATACTATATTTTTTGGAACAATATTATTTCTTTGTGGAATCGTTTGATATGGTCGTTTTCCAAGTTGTTCAATCTTAGAATTAATATAAAATGAATAACTAATATATTTAGTTGGTTTTGCTTTAACATCATATGCAATACTTTTAGTTATTTTATCAGGAAATAAATATTTTTTATTTTCATTAATCCATTTATGATATTCTTCTTTAGATTTTTCAATTTTACCATTAATTAAATCTGATTTTAGATTTCGTATATCTTCATTAAGTTCTTTATACATTTCTTTTCTTTTATCTTTATTTTTTTCTTGTTTAATTAAAATGTTTCTAGGTTCTTTGAACAAACAATTAATATATTTGAAAAGATGTTTAATAAAATGTGTTGAAATATTAGTTTTTAAACAAGTAATCATTTCTTTTGCAGTTTGTTCTAAAATATGAGTTTTATTTGAATAAATTAATTTTGTATTATTTAATTTTGAATAAACATCATTATAAAATGTTTTCATTTCATCTTTAGTTGATTTATTTTTAATATTATCATCTTTGTTAGATTTACCTCTATTATCTTTACTAGAGCCAACTGTTTTTAATGCATCTAAAATAAAATTTTTATCAATATTAGGAAATTCTAGATTATTCTTAAACTTATCTAATAAATAAAGTCTAATAAATTGATATCCATTGATAACAAATATATTAATATCTTTAACAGCATCTTCTATAATAGGTTGTAATTTATCATAGTTTTTTAGAACTGCTTTAAGAGGACATTTAACCATCCTATAAACTTGAATGTTTTTAGGTGGTTTTTCTTTAGGATTATCATTTTCATCCATTATATAATAATACTTATTAGAAATTATTCTTTATATAATTTTACGTAAAATTATATAAATTCTATATATTTTTTATTTATTTTTTTCTTCTAATAACTTTAATTTTCTTTTTTCATATGATCTCTTACTATATTCCTTTATTTTTTCAGATGGTATTTTCTTATGATATTCTTTATTTTTCTCATTAATCTCATCTTTATTATTTTCGTAATATGATTTACTTCTTTTTGGTGCTGTATATTTTTTTAAGTGTTCTTTTAATTCATTAATTTCAATAATAGATTTCTCATAAAGTTCCTTATAATTAGGTTCATTCATTTCTATATAATAAAGTATATATTTTTTTAAGTATTTTTAATCTATAAATTTATATAAATTATTTTTTGATAGATCATTATTATTTAATATAATATTATACTTAGTTTCATTTTCATCAAAACAAATTTTACAGATTGCATAAAATTTATATTTAGAATAAAGAGGATTATATTTTCCTCTTCCACAAATAGTACAATTTAAATTTTGTTTCCATAAACGTTCTTTACCATATTTTTTATATAGTACAGGAATATTTATTATTGTTTTTATTTTTCTAGTACCTAAACATATTTTACATAAATCATAAAAATGTAGACCATCACTTATTGCCTCATAATTATCACTACCACACTCGGAACAATGTATTTTATATGGTAATGAATAATTTATTTTTTTAAATTTTGATATATCAATATAATTCTCTTCTGTTGTTTCATATTTTTTACAATTAATATTTTTTCTAATACAATTAATTTTAATTTTATTATTATCAAAATCATTAATTTGAGTAATTAATTCTGTAGCATTTATTTCAAACCAAGGTTCTGGTCTATCATTTTCTTTAGTTTTGTTAGTATGACATATTTCAAACAAACATACTATTTCATTATTATCAATATATGCAACATCTGCACTTTTAATACTATTATTGAAATTAAATTTATGCTCAATAACTATTTCTGTTGTATCACTAATTTGAGGTATCTTATATTTTTTTATACAACAATTATTATTACATTTTCTTATGAATTTAATATTATGTTCTTGTTCTAATATTTTTTTCAATAACATTTTAGCATCTTTATGTATTTGTGATTCAGAAGGTTTATCGTAATAATTACATTTTTGATTATCTTTAGCATGTGCAAAATGATGTATACGAATACTACCTTGTTTTAATATTAAATCTTTATTGCATTCAGAACAAATATATTTATCATTTTTATTTGCTATTTTTGGATAAATATATTCTTTTGTTATTTTATTAATGGCTCCTAAAATAATCATTTTAATATTAATTAAAAATTATTCTTTATAATATTATATAATGAGTAAACAATATTCTTCAGATTTGAAACTGAAAGCTGTTAAATATTATAATAAAATAAAAAACTATGTTCAAACCTGTGAAATATTTGAATGTAGTGAAAGAAGTTTAAAACGTTGGGTAGAACGATATAATAATACTGGTGATATTATTAGAAAAGATAGAAAAGAAGGTTCATATAAATTAAAAAAGAAACATATCAAATATATTAAAGAAATTATCAAAAATAATAATGATATTCATATGAAAGATTTACATTTGAGATTTCAACAAAAATTTAAAGATATTACAATATCAAGACAATATTTATCAAAAATATTAAGAGATAATAACATAACAAGAAAAAGAGCAACCTTTGAACATTTTCCTACAACATATAGAGGTCAACCAAGAAATGAGAAAGAAGAATTAAAGGCATTCTTTAAAAAAATTAGCAAATTTAGTTTAGATAATATTATATCAATAGACGAGACATCAGTAAGTACATCATTAAGTGTTAATTATTGTAGAAATGATTTAGGTAAAAGATGTATAATTAAAACTGATGATAATTCAGTATTCAAGAAATATTCTTTAGTAGTGGCAATAACAAATAAAAAATGTATTGGTTATAAATTATATGATGAAGGGGCTGTTAATGCATATAGATTTAATGAATTTATAAAAGCTATATGCGATAATGTTAAAAATAAATTAATAGTTTTAGATAATGGACAAATTCATAAAAAAGAATCAACAAAAAATATAATAATTAATAGTGGAAATCATCTAATATATACAATTCCGTACCATCCACGTCTCAACTGTATCGAAAATTGGTTTAGTCAACTTAAACATTATATGAAGCTTGATAAAACAACAAACTTAAAATCATTAAAATATAGTTTGAAAAGTTCAATAAAAAAGATAAAAGAATAACATTATAAAAATTATTTTATTTATGCTTACAATAAAGATTACTATAAGAATAAAGAATATCTAAAAGTTTCCAATAAATACCGTGAACCTAAAATTTATAAAAATTAATATAACTCGGCATTTAAAATGCGCACCGCTCTAAATATTTTATCAAAAAATTATTTTCAAATAAATAAGATATATCTCTTTTAATATTTCCTATTCTAGTTAAATTAACATTATATTTTTGAAAATTTCGTTGAAAATTAATTATGATATCATTTTCATATATAAAATTAGTTTGGTCAATTAATAATTCTTGATCTAATATTTTAATATTTATAAATTTTTCACATAATAATTTCATTCTAATAAAATTATCTTCATTATTTTTAAAACATATATTTAATGATTCGTTATTAAAAATCATATTTACATAATCAAGCATTTTTTTATAAATATTTAATATAATTTGATAGTAATTATGTTCATCAAAATTAAAAATATTATAAAATACAATAGGCCAATAAATAGAAAACCAAGAACATGAACCACTTTCTTGATCATAAATATAATAATCATTATCATAATAATGCAAAATTAATTTATTTTTAACATTTGGATTCATTATATTAAAAAAATTATTATCAAAATTAATATTAGTAGTTAATTTTAATTCAGGGAAACTAGAAAGATATTTAGTCATAATTTTATAATAACTATTTGTTTGCTGTTTAATTGATATACTATTAACTCTAATATATTTATGTTCTAATTTTTTACCTGTCCTTTGATCATTATTATAAGGACTAGTGCCATCATAATAAATTTCAATATTTGGTATATTATTTAAATCATCAATAGATAATCCATTAATTTGTATATCAAAAAAAATTTCTTTTAATTTAATTGGATGTATTAATTGTTGTAGAAAATTAATAAGATTAATTATAGGTTCAAAATTATAATAATCTACCTCATCTTTAGTAGAACTAGAACTAAAACTAGATAAATAACTAGAACTAGAATGACTTGATGAACCATATTTATATGGTATTGTTATTATATTTTTTCCTAATTCTGATTTTTGCATATTTTTATATAATTCAGGAATAATTAATAAAGATAATATTTTTTGTAATCCATCAATTTGATTAGTAATAAAATTTTTACATATTAATCTTCCATTATAAGGTGAGTAATATTTTTTTTTATTAGTTTCATTAGTATATACATTTTTATGTAAATCAATACCTTCTCCAGAATTAAATGATGCTACAAAAAGGTCTCTGTCTTTTATAAAAAATAATAATGATGTTGCATGTTTATCAGCAGATATTTGACATATACAATAATGAAATAAATCTGGAATTACTGATATAATTTTAATTGAACCTAAACTTTCTTCAAAATTAATTTGAAAAGATTCATTATTATAACCTTTAAAATTTAAAATAATATTTTTTTTTATATCAATTGAATATTTTAATAAATTAATTTTAGAATTTAAAAAAATAGAAGAGTCTGATGTGATAAATGCATATATTTTATCAATTGTAAATCCTACAAGAAAATGATAATATACAGGCATGTACCTTTCTAAACTTTCTTCAAAAGTTATACTCATTATATTATATTATTTTTAATTTATAATTTAAATACTGGTTTTATACTATCAATTATTTTAATAAACTCTTGAAATATAATTTTAATGTATTCAAGTTTATTTTTATTATGAAGAATTTTAACAAATTCATTATTCATTTTGATTAAATTTAAGGTATTAAAAATAATTTCAATGTCAATAACATCATATGTACTTGATATTTCTTTAATTGAAATATAAAAAGTGTATGAATCATCTAAATCAGAATGATTAATTTGATTGTAAAAATGATCAATAATTTCTTTTTGAACATATTCTTGTGGAATATCTTCAAAAATACTAAATATAATAATAAAAGATTCTGATTGATTAACTGGATATGTATCTTCTGGATATGTATCTTCTGGATATGTATCTTCTGGACAAAGACATTCTGTATAACTATCTTTTACTTTATAATTTTTTTCTAAATAGTCTTGATGTTTTTCAATTGTTTTATCTTTTGTTTGAACATCATGATCTATTTTAGGTTTTTGTATTTGTTCAACAACATGCTCATCAATATTATCATTTTTATTTTCTAGTTCTTTCTTTTTTTGATATTTAAGTCGTTGAATTTCTCGTATTTCTTCAATTTGTTCTTTTGACATTAATTATTTAATTAAATTAATTTTATTATTGATTAAATCAATTTTTTTAAATATACTCTAAACCATCACTATTATTTATAATTAAATTAATAATATCTGGGTATAATTGTTTGGGTATTTTAATGTATCGCCCACTTATATCAGTTACATACGGACAAGTTGGAGCTAGTTTAATATTATTTTGTTGAATTGCAATATCTTCTTTTATATCATTTATTTCTTCAGCATCACTACATTCATCATCAACAAATTTTTTCAAAGCTTGTTTTTGTTGAGATGAATTTAGACTTTTTATATTTTTAATTGCATCAGTTTTATTTACTGATTCTGGTAATCTAGCTAATTCAACTGCAACATCTAAATTAATTTTATCATCAGTATTTGAATCAAGCATCTTGATAACTTCATCTGGTAGTGTATTTATTTTTAAATATTTTTGAATAGTAGTGCGACTAATATTAACAGTATTGACAACTTTATTTATATCTTTATTATATATCTCATATAATTTTGAATATATTTTAACTTTATCAGAGTTAGTCATTGGATTTCTTTGAACATTTTCTACTAAACTTAATTCTTCTGCTTTTTGTGAATCTACATCAATAATATTACAAGAAATACATTCTTTTTTTAACATTTTGCAAGCTAGATAACGTCTTTGTCCTGCAATAATTTCATATTTATCTTCCATTTTACGAACAGTGATTGGATTAATTAATCCATTAGTTCTAATATCATTTGCTAAATCTGAAATATTAGTATCATCTTCATCACCCTCGAGAGTTTTACGAACATTGCATTGAGAAACATATAGAATGTCAATATCAATTTCTTTCACTTCCATATTAAAGATATAATAAAGAAATCTTTAATTATTTTATTAATTATTTTATTAATTTTTAGCAATTTACAGGTTTTTCAAAGAAAAATTGATATAATTATGTTTTTTATTAAAATATAATTATATATTAATGCATAAACTACGTTTTAATCAAATAAATGCAATCACCACTTCTTTAAATAATGATTTTGAATCAGGAATTCATTTTCATGCTACAGGAACAGGTAAATCATGGATAGCTATGAATATCATTAATGAATATAATAAAAAATATCCTAATAAAAATATTATTTGGTTATGTGAAAAGAAATCTATATTAATTGAACAATTTAATTTGGAATCATTAAAATTAAGAAACTTTGAAGATATTACAAATAAATTTACTATTTTTAATTATGCTGAAAATAAAAATAAAAATTGGGTTGATACCTTAAATACTTATCAAGAAACAAAACCTATTTTACTAATTATTAATCGCGCATATTTAACTAGTAAAAAAATTTATGAAAACTTAAAAATTAATATAAATTTAATCATTCATGATGAATGTCATAGTATTATAAATAAATCAACACAAGCATTCTATAATTATATTTTTAATAATAATTTAAATGATACTTTAAAATGTATTGGTTTTAGTGCAACACCTTATTTAGATCATAAACCATTTACTAAAATTTTATCAACCTATTCTATTTATGATGCATATGTTGATAAAATTATTGTTCCTCCAAGAATTAAATGGGTAACAACTGATAATAAATTAAGTGATAATGATAATGTATTAATTATTAAGAAATTAATAGATAATGATTTGATCTATAAAAAAATCATAGTTTGGTGTGGAATGATTGATTATTGTTATAAAATTGCAGAATTATGGAAAAGTCATTTTAATAATTATACATTATGTATTGATACAAGTGATGAAAATAAAGATAAAACATATGGTAATTATGAAGATTTTTATAAATTAGAAGAAAATGGAATATTATTTTGTGCTGGTAAACATCGTGAAGGATCAGATATAAAAAATTTAGATTGTTGTATCTTTTTAGATAATGTTAAATCAAGAAGTGCAAAATTATTTATTCAATCTATTGGAAGAGTTTTAAGACTAGACAAAACTGGTTTAAAAAAATATGGTTTAATTATTGATTTGAAAAATAAAAGTTCAATTAATGTTATGACTAAAATTAATAAATATTTGAATATTCAAACTGATATTTTCCCTTGGAAATATTCATTTGATAATATAGAAATAAATAAAATGTTAATAAAAATGAATACTTTAGAAATGGTTGAAAATAATCTATTAGTTGATGAAAATACTATGACTGATTATTCTTGTGAAGAACTTAAAAAATTATTTATTAGGGAAATCCCGAATGAAAAAATATATATGAAAAGGTTAAATGAAGAATTAGAATTAATTATTAATAAAAATCTAACAAGTCACTTGATTAGAGCAATAGAAATTCTTAATATTACTAAAAATCTACCTCACGTTACAAGAGGTTCATGTGGGTCATCACTAGTATGTTATTTATTAGGAATTACACATGTTGATCCTGTTAAATATAATATTAAGTTTGCTAGATTTTTGAATGAACATAGGAATAATTTACCAGATATTGATTTGGATTTTCCACATAAATTCAGAGATGAAGTTTTTTTCCAATTAGAAAATAAGTGGGCTAATAAAATTGCTAGGATTAGTAATAAAGTTCATTATCATGATAAATCAGCATTGAGACAAGCAATTAGGAATGCTGGTATACGTAAATTCATTAGTAAATATGAACTTGATAAATATATTAAGAAATTACCATTTAATACTAAAAATTTCATTATGAGGGAAAAGAATAGATTAGAAGAAACTTTCAAATGTTATTCTTTACACTGCGGAGGAGTTGTTTATTATCCTAATGGTATTCCTAAAAAATTATTATTAAAATCAGATAAAGTAAAAATATTAAATCAAATCATTTTAGATAAATATGATATTGCAGATGATAAAACATTTAAGATAGATATTTTATCTAGTCGCGGTTTATCTCAATTATATGAAATTAATCAGTATCATAATATAGATTTCTCTAATATTAATAATAATGATGATGATAAAACATTTGAACTTTTGTGCAATGGAAATAATATTGGTATTACTTTGAGTGAGTCACCACTTATGAGACTAGCTTTAATGAGGATTAAACCTAAAAGTATTTATGAAATTGCTATATGTTTGGCAATTATTAGACCAGCTGCTTCTAAACAATCATATTCCAATATTAAAAAAAATTACGAAAATGAATTAATTTTTGATGATGATGCGATTGAAATGATTGCTAAAGTATTAAATATTTCAGATGCTGATGCAGATAAATATAGGAGAATTTTTGCTAAGAACGATAAAGGAAAAATAGAAGAATTTAAAAAATTAATTAAACATTTATCTAAAGATGAACAAGATAAATTTTTAACACAATTAAGTAAATTATCTTCTTATGGATTTTGTAAAGCACATGCTTTCTCTTATGCTCAACTAGTTTATAATTTAGCATATATGAAAGTACATAAACCTAAAGAATTTTGGATTGCAACATTAAATAATTGTGAAAGTGGATATAAGAAATGGGTACATTTACATGAAGCATCGCAATATGATGTTTTCCCTAAGAATGATTCAAGTATTTTTGCATTAAATAGACAAAAAAAGATTAATAATTTATCTATTAAAGATCAATTATTAAAATATGGATACTGGACAGGGAAAGAATTCTATCCAGACTGTCATTTTGAAATTAATAGTGATGGTATTAAATTTAATGGGATTATTGCATCAATTAGAGTTAAAACAAGAAATAAAATAAAAACTGCTTTGATTTTCTTAGGTGTAGGTACTAACAAATATATACATGTTAATATTAATAATTTTAAAACAAAAACTGGATATTTTATAGGTGTAAAAGGAAATGGATATTATAAATCAAATCGTGACGCATCATTAAATGTTGTATCGTGTGATGATTATAATTTATTTTAAAAATATATGTAAAAAATAATCTATATAATATTATATGGATAAATATAAATCATTATTTGATGAATTTATAGAAAAGTATAATGGTTCTGAAAATGATATAGTCAAAAATTGTTATCAATTATTAAATCCTGAGTTTAATATTGATAAAACTACCGGATCAATGTGCCCTCTATTTTATTTATTTGATCATGAATTACATCCAAGTTATACAGGTTTAAGTATAAATGTATTAAATTATATTAGAGATAAATTTAATTTAGACACATTAATGAAGATTGACAATAGTAATTTAATACATATCGGAGTTTCACAACATGCAACAATAATTTATAAATTTAAATATAATGAAAGATCATATTTTTATTATTCTAATTCTGGATTTGGTATTGAAAATCAATTTATTAACAATATTGGTAGTACTAAAAAAACTGCATGTAGACTTTTTCATGTAGATAAAGATCATGTAGAAGAGTATTATAATTTTTTTAAATTACTTGTACCTTTTATTGAAAGTATATCTAAATTAGACGAGACGAGTAAAATTCCAAAATATGAAGGGATTGATCCTAAAATAACAAATATATGGAATGATACTAAAGATGACATTAAAAAATATATTAGTAAAAATATATTTGATATCATGGTTGATTATATGATTATAAATAAAAAAAAAAATGAGAAAGATCAAATATTAATGTATATTATATTTAATATTATTTGTAAAAAAGATAGTTCAAAAATTACTGAATGTACATTTAATCATGTATTAAACAATTTTGATCATCCAGAATATACATGTAATCTTAAAAATGATGAATTTAATTTTGAAAATTTAACTATTGATAAATATAAAGAAATAAATATTCAAAAGTATAAATATATTTTTGGAATAAATAAACCTGGAAAATCAAAATTTAAAATATTTATAGAACAAATAAATTTAGAATTAAATAAAATAAATGAACCAATAATTAAATATAAAATTAAAAATTCTTTACAATTAGAATTTAATGATTTATGCGGATTATTTAATAATGAACAACAATCAGGGTCATGTACTTTTTATTCATATTATAACTTGGCTATTAATATGATGATTTTAGATTGTTTTAAAAATGATAATTTAGAAAAAGTAATTGAAATATTTATAAAATTTCATTTTACAATGATATATATATTCTGTTTATCTTATACTACCGAATATATACCTTTATCATATAATAAACAAAATCAGTATATGGATACATTTATATTTAAAATATTAAATAATGAACAAGATAATTTATTAAATACAATATTAAAATATTATGAAAATCCTAATTTTATGTTTAATAGGAATAAATTATTTATTGATAATTTATTAAATTTTGAATTTGAAGGTACATTAATGAAGCTTGAAATGAAACAAGAAATAAAAAATAAAAATTTACATTATCTTTTTAAAGATTTATTTAATTTTTTGGATGATATAATTTTTAGAATAAGAACAACTTCTACAGATGAATTATTAATTAATAAAATTACCCTTGGTAAAGAAATACATGAGAAAATAAATATATTTTTTGAAGAAATTAGATCTAATAAAGATCCTATATATATAGACGATATAAATAATGATGATTATAATAAATCTTTAATCTTTAATAATTTTATTAGTATAATTATAATTTATTTAATTTTATTTTTAGAAAGTAAAATATTAGAAATATCAATTGATATTAACTCATTTTACGATATGGATTATAATGATAAATTTAATATTTTATTAATTGAAGATAATTCCATCATGTATGATATTTTCTCAGATGATCAATATAATTTTTCTCAATATAATTTTTTACTTTTACGATTTGATTTTAATGAAATAATTAATTTATTTTCAAGAATAGATGATACTTGTATACAAAGAATTATTGAGGATTATAATATTGATTTATACACTGAATTTATTAAAATTCATAGAAATAAAAAAGAGGATCCTCTAGATATATGTAGTAATTATAATTTAAACTGTTATTTTATAAATTTCAAAAAATTACTACTTAATTTTGATATATCTGCATATTCAGATTTAAATTATTATTCACAACCCCGTAATACTAATACAAAAGTTGTATATGATTCAATAAATTTACAAAAAATATTATATGAATTATTATCAATTTATTTAATAATAATTCAAAGATTAAATGATATTAATATTGATAAAAGTATTAAAATAAACTATAATGAAACATTAAATAATATAAAAACTATTTTAAAAAACTACTTAACTTCAATAAAAGAAAGAAATTATTTGCTCAGTTCAGGAATATTATTTAATTTAATATTTATTTTAACAGATAATAAATTATTATTTAGTCAAAATAATTTATCGTATTATAATAATAATTTATTTTTATCTCAATTAATTAATGAAGAAAGTAGAATATTTCATAATATGAATGAAATAAATTATGAACTACAACTAGATATTATATCAATTTTATGTAATGACAATATTGATATAAATAATAAAATAAATGAATTAATATTAATATTAGATGCAAGTACAGATCATATTAAATGGATAAATGAATTTGATTTTGAAATTCCAGATAATTTACAGGATCCATTTATAAAAAATGAACAAGAATTTTATATTTTATATAGTGATTCAAATTTTAATGATAATAATTCATTTGAAATTATATTATCACGATTTGGAATAATATTTGAAGATAGAAAAGAATTTATATTATTATATAATAAAAAAGATTTACAACATATATTGAATAAAAAATATGAAATAAATAATACAGATGAAGGAGAATGTTATATTTTTATTCATAAATATAAAAAATGTATTAAAATTTCATATAAACATAATAAAATAGATTTGAATAGATGTTATTTAATCACTAAGGAAAAAGAAGAACTAAAATTAATTTTTAATTTAGATAAAAAAGAATATCCTTTTATTTATTTATTTCCCCAAACAGCACCATATTTATGTTATTTTAAAAATAATAATTATTATCTCGAATATATATTAACATCTAAAATTAGCAAAAATAAGATGGGGCCGATAATAAGACATTCAAAAAATGATAATTCTGATTTTGGAGATTTCTTTTATATAACAACATTTAAAATATCTCCATCTTTAATTTTTCCTACTTATAATTCGTTTAATTTAAATGATTTTAAATTATTGTATGATATGAATTATCAATCATGTTTTAATTTATCTAAATTAGAAATTAATCATAAAAGTGAACTTAATTTTACTTCATTAAAATTAAAAATTAGTGAAATAATACAAAATTTATGTGAATCAATTAAATGTAATGAAATAGATTATGAAAAATTTAAATTAATTTTTAAAGAGGAAATTATTGATAAACCTAAAAGGATTAAACATAAATGTTATAAAAGTACTTATAACAAACTTTATGATAAATCTAATAGAAGAGAAATACTTAATTCTTTTTTAAATGATAATTTTTTGTGCACTGAATATAATAAAATAGGTGAAACTTTTATATCTTATGATGAATTTGTAAAACCAGAATTTGTAGATGTTATTAATATAGAAAATCATATTTTATTAAATATTGATACATATATTTATAATATGATTAAAAATATATTAGATAAATTAATTATTATTATTAATAAAACTACATTATGTTGGGACATTCAAGATGTTTTAAATTCTTTAAAAAGTATTTTATATTTTAATGAGATTGAATATTATAATTATGAATTATTATTTTTATTTCAATCTGAATATTTTTTTAAAGAAACACAAATAAAAAAATATCATGAAATTAGAAATGAAATGATAGAGTCTAATTCAAAATTAAAATTGCATCAATTTATGATGGGTAAAGGAAAAACGTCAGTTTTCACTCCATTATTAGCTTTTGGGATATTATTTTTAATAAAAAAACAACCAACTATTATAACATTAGAACATTTAAAAAAGCCAACTCAAAGTTTTATAAGTTTTATTGAACATATAACAAATGCACATATAAATATATTTTCAGATTATGAAGCTAAAAAGAGATGGTTAGAATATTCAGATTCTACACTTAAATTAAGAATGTATAAAGAAAATGAACATATTAAAATAGAGAATGAAATAAATTTAATTGATGAATTTGATTCCCATCATAATTATTTACAATCTATGTTAAATTATATTAATAATAAAATATATATTTCCCATGATTTATTTAATTATATTTTTGATTTTGCTTATAAAAAGTTTAATACAGAATTTACATTTGAATATTTAGGAGGTATTAAGGAGATTAAAAATATAGATATTATAAATGAATACCTAAATAATGCATATATTGATTCAAATGATATGATTTATAATGAAAATTATGGGTTTGAACACATTATATTAAATGATAAAAATAATAAAATTAGAATGTGTACACCATTTGCAAGAAAAGATACTCCTATTTTAAATTCTAATTTTTCTAATATATTATTGAGACTAATATTAACATTTAATATTTATTTCAATAAATTTGAATCTAAATTAAATGATGATCTATTTGATTTTGATAATCTTAAAAATAATAAATTAATTATAATAGATATATTAAAAATATTAAAATGCTCAGAAGATAAAATTATTGAAATAAATCAAATAATTTCTAATACAAGTTTTGATATAAATATAATAAAAGATTTAATATTAGATTTATATTCTAAATTAGATGATAGTATTACAAGTAATAATATTAAAAATGAAGTTTTAAAAAAATATTTATATTACATTAATTCTAATGTTTTATATTATTCTGAAAATCAATTTAATATGTCTTTCCAAGATATAATATATTCTAAATATAATCAATGGCAAGTGGGTTATACAGGAACTGCTTCTTTAAAATTAGTTTTTGAAGATTCTGATAAAGATTACGTTTTTAAAGAAATAAAAGAAGATTTTGATGAAAGAATCGAAGTTAAATTAACTTTGGAAGGATATGGAAAACAAGACTATAAAAATAATATTTATTATATTAAATCTTTTTATGAACTAGATGATTTATCTAATAAAATTAATTCACTTGACACTATATTTAAACAAGAAACTGATAAACCAAGAGGAATTGTAGATTTAGCAGGTATATTTATAAATTATAATAATAAAATTGTTGCTAAAAAATTTAAGGAAAAATTTGATGATAGGAATATAGTTTATTTATCACAAGATCATAAAGGAATTGAATATAATGATAGGGAAATTATTGATTATATTGAAGCAGATGAAAACAATTTTTATTATTATGATCAATGTCATGTAGTTGGATCAGATTTAAAACAACCTAGAACAGGACGTGTATTAATAATAATAAATGAATTAACAAGAATGACAGACTTTGCACAAGCAATATTTAGATTCAGAAAATTAAATAGAGGTAAATATTTAAATATTATTTTAGTTAAAGATGATATTGGTGATGATAAATTAACAAATGATTATATATACAAACTTTTAATTAGAAATGAAAAAAAATTTAATGATAGTCAAACTAATGGTTTGTTATATCAACAATTAAAAACAATCATTAGGAGTAAAAGTAATAATTATATGGAAAGCAATATAATACCTGAATATCTTAGAGAATCTAAATTTGATAATAAATCAATTATTGATTATATTAAAGAAAATGTTAAAAATTATAATGATTTAGAAGAGACAGATCCATATATTAAATCTATAAATAATAAACTATTATTATTAAATGAACCTACTGGAAATACTAAATTAATTAATTTAGTATTAGGTATTGGTCAAAATAATACAGAAAGTACTAGTGAAAAAACAAATGAAAAAACAAATGAAAAAACAAATGAAAAAACAAATGAAAAACTTAAAGTATTAAGTATAACAGATTCTGTATCAACCATGTATAGTGTATTTAATTATTATACAATAAAACATTTAAATTGTAAATTATGTAATTTACTAAATTGTGTGAAATTATTTAATAGTTTACCAATAAAAATAAATAACAAAGATATTTATATAAGTTATAATATATTAAAAGAAAATAAAAACTTGCATATAAATAAATATAAATATTCAGATCAACATGAAAGTTTAATATTACCAAGTGGTCGTTTCTGTTTTGTTGAATTTAATGATAAAATATTAATTGAAGCAGAAACTATTAGTTTAGATTATTATATTAATAGGTTACCTGTTTATAATTTTTTAGGTCAATTATTATTACCTCATATGGCAAATTTATCAAATGATAAAAATTTATATAATTTGGATATTAATAAAAATTTTATTAATATGATAGGAATAACAAGATATGTTAATTATTTAGTAAAAACTGAAACAGAAGAACCTAAAATAATTATGGAAGTAGTAGTATCAGATTTATCTGAAGTGGGATTAATTATATTAAATTGTTTGATATTAAATCCTGGAAATATAAAAAGATATAATATATCAACTGAATTATATAATAAATTAGAGTCTTTAAATACAACATTAGCACCTGGTCCAGATATAATTATTAAAACTGATATTAGTGAAGATCATAATAAACAATATGATATTGAAAATATAAATTTTAATCAATATAAATCAATTCTAAAATTAAATGAATTAGATTATGAATTAAAACCTGTTAAAAATATAAATAATATTATACATTATAATGATTATAAAAATGAAAGAATTATTGAAAGCCAATTAAAATTTTCAAAATTTGTAAGATCTACTAAATTTAAAATTATAAATGAATCATTAATGAAATATTTAAAATATAAAAGAAAATATTTAAAATTATCTAATAAAATAATTAGTTTTTAATATATTCTTTTATAGATATTTATATATTTTAATTTAAAGAAATTGCTTGTAATTTTATATTTAAAAAAATTGCTTGTAATTTTTTCAATTTTTTTAAATTGAAAAAATTAAAGATTACATTAATATTAAAACACAAAAATCTTTTAAAAAATCAATGTCATCTGACCGAGTCCCAAGACTTGTATCTGATCTTAATTTTTCCTGTTCAAATGTTGTAACATGTCTTGTACCAGAACGGTGTGATACTGAATTACTTCACAAGTATTTAAATGAATGTTGTATGTTAGCTATTCCTGATAAACTATCTTTTATCGATCGTATTACAGACACCTTTGTAAAAATACATTCTGTTTGTCGAATTAAAAAGTCAATTATTGCTTCAGATGGTAAGACTCAGACTAGTATTGAGTATTCTTTTGGACAACTTTTAACTGATACATTGCGCGATAGCTATCATGCAGTTACTAGCAAGTGCAAGTGTTGTAAGAAGGGAGTTTGTTCAATGGGTAATCCACTTGATAAGGATGAAAATCATTTTTACTCTTCTGGTTTTCACCGCGAGACTTTGACAGTTCATAGTGTTTTGGCAGCCATTCATACTTGCATTTTTGCAATTATGAATGGTTATGATGATAGTAAGATTTTTCATTCAACTATTCTTGCACTTTTCCATGATATTGGTAAGATGCAGACTGTTAATGTTATGGACCTTAAGAAGCCAGAAGAAGCTGAATCAAAGCTCTGGATTGGATTCCCCGCACATGGTGAAGTTGGATATATTATGTGGTTAATGCTTTGGTGTTCTGATATGGAGCAGTTTTTTTCAAAAGATGAATATTTTAAGATCGGATTAGCAATTGGTACTCATATGTGTGGATATCATGATCCAACCGGTATTAATGGAGAGTACAAGTTATCATCTCTTGGACTTTTTAATCCTCCAGATGTTAATGAACTTTTGTCTCTTTTAATGATTGGAGATCATGAGGGCAAAATTCAGGATACTTATGAGCCTTTTAATCCTCAGACTCGTATTGATTTTATTGATGGTACTAACACTGGAATTACAGTTCCAGACTTCTTTGCAAAGTACAATTTTCCAACACCAGTTATAATTTACTTGATTGGTCGATCAGGTGTAGGAAAGTCTCATTTCGCAGATAAGATTATGAGCCTTTTCCCTGCGGTACTTTGTTCTCGTGATATCGCGATTGCAAACGTTTGTGTTGGTATTAGTAAGCGTCTTCATGGTTTAGAGTATAAAATGATGTATAAAATTTATGAAACGGGAAAACGTATTGGAAGGAAAGATGTTAAGCCTTCTGATAAGCAGGCTTTTATTGATGCTCAGCTAGCCTGGAATTCTTTCATTGCTGAGAATTCTTTGTCTTATTCACCAATTAAGGTTTTCGATATGTCTGATGATATTCCAAATATTTCAGAGCTTGTAAAGGATGAGTTTAATCGAATGATTGTTACTGCACTGGCTTCAGGTGTTCCATTTGTAATTATTGATGCATTTATGAATTGTTTCCCTCAAGCTATTGAGTCTTGTTTGCCAAAAGAGTTGAGTAATCATTTTCGTATTCACATTCAGTTGACGTGTACAGACATGTATACATCAACTACTTTAGGTGGAACAATTGATGAGCAGCTAGATGTCAGTGGACCTTTTTCTATTCATCAGATTTTGCACCCTGATGCAAAAAATATTAAGCCTTTCTTATCCATTTCTACTGAAAATAATCTTACTAATATTATTACTACATCTGTTTTCCGTCCTCATTTAATGTTAGCATGTAATCGAAGTGCTTCAGATTTAATTGGAGATCTACATGTATTTGATACTTTGTCAAAATTTATGTCTAGTACCAAGGTAGAATCACCAACTGTATTAGTTGATGTATTTGAGGGTGTTGATCCAAAGACCAAGGACATGAATTTTGTAGAGTTTTACAAGTATACTCTTGGTCAGAACGATGGTAACATTTCAAAGACAATTGAGTATATCAACAAGATTGGTTTCAAATGTTCTCCATGTCTTCGTACAAAGGAAGATGAAGGTAAGATTTCTTTCTGTTCCAAGCTTGTTGGTATGGCTAGTGAGTGGTTTGAAGCTGGATTAATCAAGACAGTTCCAACTGTTGAAAAACTTATGTCTAATACAAAGCTTTTTGATTCATATGCAAACTGTATTCTTATGTTTTCATATCTTGAGATTCCAGGAGCAAAATACTGGAAGAACAAGTGGGCAAAAGAAATGCGTGGATGTTGCTTGTTTATTAATCCAGAGTCTGGCAAGACTACCATCCTTAATTACAAGTTACCACGTGGTGCAGAAGTTGCAACTGGTATTGTAAAGAGTAATGGTATTTCTACTCAGGATTGTGAATCATCAAAAACGTATATTCTTGATGATGAACAGATAGACACGTGTAATCGTCTTTCTAAGGATGGTAATCCAATTGGTGCTTATTTGACAGCAAAGGCAGATGGATCACTTTTATCTATTACTGTTTATACTGGAGAGGCATTGAAGATTATGGTTAGTGTAATTAATTATTTTGGTAGTGATTATGTAAAATCATGGAAGGACATGTCTCTTGAACTAAGTGGTGGATCTCGTCTTGTAGTGCCTGCTACTCATCGAACTTTGATGGAAAGTGGTTTCATGGCAAACTATATGGTTACTTCCATTTTAGTTGGGGGAGGTATTGTTACTCGAGATGCTCTAGTTGGGAAAGATTATATGACTGCTTGGTCTGAATTTGGTCGTGCGTTTATTGCCAAGTTTTTGACTATGAATACATACGATCCTTTTTCAGAGGTCCATACTTTTATATTTGAGGCAATTTGCAAGCATCGAACTAGTGCATTTGATTCACATGTTCATATTGAGTTGGCATGTTCATATGAATTTGACGGTTTAGTTTTTCTTGGTACCTCTATTGCTGATAAGCGCTTTTATATTCCTCATATGTTATATGGACGTGAGCATGTGATTCCATTTGATGAACCTCTTTGGTGGAAGATTGATAACTCTTCACAAATTAGTGCGATGATGATTAGCATGGAGGATCTTATCTTTGGGAAGATCACCAAGCATCAGTACCTTGAGCTTTATAAGCCAATGAATTCCACTTTTGATATTGATACAGCAATCATTGATTTTGAGGGTTGGGTTTTGATGAAGATTGCAAGTATTGAATCTACTGATCCTGATCACTTGTCAGTTAAATGTCTTATTACTATTTATTCAAAGATTAAGACTCTTGCATATTACAACTCACATAAGTTTAAGGAACGCAATGTTCCTTATCTAATGGAACTTGGTAAAGTTGCTGGACATATTTTCCCTTTGGCTAATGCTGTTATCAAGATTTTACCAGATGGAGTTATTAATTCAATTCTTCTCAAGATTTGTAATGATATTATTATTAAGTTTGATTTTTCAGATGATTCAGAATTGATGACGCGTCTAAACGATATTAATATGATTTTGATGAGCCAGGGAAAGAAGAATTCATTGAATAATTTTAACGCACGACCTATCAAGTCAAAGTTTTGTTCAGTATTTGCATTTAATGATCATGATTTAAATACATGGGTGTTTGATATCTTTATGAGTTATATTCCACCTATTACTGTTATTGATAAGTCTGAACTTATTAAGACTTTTAAGAAGCTTTTTATTGATCTTGCCCCATGGGATTCAGAATTTAAGGTTAAGATTTCAACAATCAAGAGTAATGATCCAGTACTAACTGATCTAGTTTCTATTTACTTTAGATAGAAATTATATTATAAAAATTATAATTAGAAAAATATTTTTATAATTATAATAAATGAAAAAATTAATAAGTTGTTTAACACCATTTAATAATTACAAAATGTTAATGTTAGAATTAGTAAAAAAAAATGGGTTATGTTTAAAATATATTTCAGAAAATCTTCAAAATGATAAAGAAATGATTCTTTCTGCAGTTAAACAAAATGGTTTAGCATTAAAATATGTACCTACTTTTTATAAATCAGATAAAGAAATTGTATTAACTGCAGTTATACAAAATGGTAATGCACTATATTACGCTTCAAATAAAATGAAAAGAAATAGAAATATTGTTTTAGAAGCAGTTAAAAATCAAGGTTGTGCTTTATGTTATGCTAGTTACAAACTAAAAGCCAATAGAGATATTGTTTTAACAGCTGTTATACAAAATGGTGGAGCACTATATTATGCATCACCTGAATTAAAGGATGATGATGAAATAGTAAATATAGCTTTAAAACAGGATGGAATATATCTAAAACATACATCTATAAGATTTAGATCTAATAGAGATATTGTTCTTAATTGTGCAGCAAAAAATGGTGATGTTTTATGTAATATTTCAGATGAGTTATTAAATGATAGGAAAGTTATTTTAACAGCTGTTGCAAATACAGGATCTGCTTTAATGTATATTGATAAAAAATTTTGGGGTGATAAAGAAATTATTATGACTGCAGTTAATCAAGATGGGAATGCAATATGTTTTGCATCTAATAAATTAAAGAAAGATATTGATGTTGTTTTAACTGCGATAAAACGTAATGGTCGTGCTTTTTATTATATTGCTAAAAAATTTCAAAATAATCCAGAAATAGCAATTTTAGCATTAGCTAGTGATGGTTATGCTATAATACATACGCCAATTAAAATTAAAAATATTTATAATTATATGTATGGACTAATTATTTCAATTAAGGAATACACCTATTTTAATTTTTTAGTAAAAAGTAATAAAACTTATTTACTAAAAATATTGGATAATGATGGTCCACAACACGATTTAATAAAAGAATATTTAAATGTTCCAAATGAATATAAATTAAATATACTAATTAAAGCCTATTTTAATATTAAAAATGTATATAAAAAATTGAAATTTTAAATATTTAACTATTGATAAATTTTAATTCCCTTTTAAAATTTTAGAGAGCGGCTATAAGATGTCTGCAACTAACATTAATGATATGGGGAATGGACGATTTCAGGTTACTTATTTGATTAAACATGATGAATCTTCTTGCAAGTTGGTTCATCTTGTATTTGTTGTTGATTGGAGTGGTTCAATGGGTGATTTATCTTATCTTTGTGAAAAGGAAGCATCCAATCTTATTCCTTATTGTACTGATGGAGCATCACTGGTTCGTTTTTCAGAGAGTGCAAAATGTGAAGGATTTTACTCAGGTTGTATAAACTGGAATCGTGTGCCCAAGATTTTACAGAGTAATACTGATTTGACTAGTGGTTTGAAGGTTGGAGTTGATCAGATTATCGATCGCGAAAAGAAGAATCAGTCAAAGGGTATCAAGACTCACCATTTGATGATTTTCCTATCAGATGGCGACCATAACACACATTTAGGACGTAAGGAAAATACGAATGATGCATTGTTAGCAATTCCGAGTATTGCATCAAATCTTAAGAAGCATTTCCCTGATATTGAGTTAACATTTCTTCCTATCGGTGTTGGTAAAAGTTCAAGCACAAAGTACGGTATGATAGCTCAGCGTGAGCTACAAACTATTGGAATTAGTGGACTTCCTCCATATTTTTATGCAGAGACTCCTAAAATGGTTACATCAACTATTCAGGAAATTGTAGCAACTTTGCAGAAGTCACGGAGCACTTTAACTGTAAGTGCTCCATGTGAAGGATTTTTGATGAGTGCAGCTGGACATCCAAAGTCAACAATTTCTCTTTGCGGAGAACATGATACTTTTGTACCTGTTCTTTGGCTTGGAGACCCTAGTGTATTTGGATTGCCTGTTGAATCATATGATATTGACGGAGCAAGTGAAATTATTCAGAATCTTATCAGCGATGCCCGATCAAAGAAGGTTTCTGAAGCTGATCACAAAGATCTTAAAGGCGCACAGGATCTTATTAATGATATGATTACTCGACATGAATCAAAGATTATTGAACTTAATTCAGCAGCAGAAGCAGCTGATGCGGCTGAACACACAGCAGTACCATTTAAAACTCAGATGTCAAGTGCTGAGCGTCTCAAGTTTATTTGCAGTCTTAAGAGGGAGAAGCCTGTTGCAATTACTGATGTTTACAATCTTCGTGAACAGTTTAATTTGCTTTGTAAGTTTGTCGTTGGTCGTGATACTACATCTGCAGATCAGGCAAAGTTTTTGACGATGAATGGTAACAAGACTAATAATGCTGCGACTGCATTGAAGCTTGCTGCAAAGCATGCTGTAAAGGCTCCATCATTTACCGATTTTATGACTAAGGTTAAGGATGCTTTGGAGGTTCCATTTACTCCTGAACAGAGGGTTTACATTACTCATGCTCCTAGGTCTGCTTGGTCTCTGGAGACTCTTCCTGAGATGATTGAGTCATGGATTCCTGCAGCAGCTATGGTAATTAGTAATCGTCAGCCTATTGATGAAGTTATATTGTTCACTCTTCCTGGAATTGGAATTACTCTTGATGATAAGTTATTTTCTCAGAGTGTTACTCAGGTAGATCCTTTTGCAGGTCTTTATGTTAGTTCTGTATCTTGCACTCTTGTCGATTCAGGATCTATGATGGCTGCAAAGCAAACTAAGAATGAAGCAATGCTCAAGCTTCCTGGAGGAGGAGTTGTTCATACACATTTTTGTCCGGTTCCAGATCCTGTTTTTGGAAAGCTTTCAAGGCTTATGATGCAGTCTCCATTTTTTGATAGAAATTTTGAAGCATCTTATTTGGGTGCTTTTAATATGTATACACCTGGAATTTTCCAAGCGCTTAGTGCTCATGTTATGGCTGCTTTGATGCGTGGTCCCGTGTCTCAGCATCAGAATGAGATTAAGAATTTGGAGGCAAATCTTCTTCGCGAAGTTGGTGATGTACCTGCGGTTGTTTGCCCTCGATGCGGACTTGGTCCATATTTTAATCGTAACTGTGCAATGTTGGATACTCATCATGGAGATGCAATTGCAGGATCTGATGAAAAGGTTTCAAATGCATGCGGTGGATGTGGATTCTTTGCACCTCACATGTCAGGGTGGAAGAAGTGGGACCGCAAGCTTCCAGTATCATGTTATCCAAAGATGCCAGATCCAAAGCCTCTTACTACTCAGAATGCTAAGCTTTTTAGTGATTTTATTTGGGCATTGAATGCTACTTGGCAGAGGTCAGCACGTGATGTTTTGCAGGAAACTAGTGGAGGTAAGTTTACTGCTAATATTTTGAAGAATCCTCTCAAGCTTGCACTTGCATGTGTTACTCTTGGTGTTGAATTGTCTGAGAATGATATTCAGCATCTACTAGATGAAACTATTGCTCGTCACCTTATTACTCATTTGAGGATTATCTTTCATGGTATTGATGATGGAATGCTTAGGTCACATGGACAGAATTTTGCAGATCATATTCTTGGTATTCCAGCGAACACTCAGTTTCCAACTGAATTTGATGCAGAGGAGCCTCCTTTTATTGTTAATGGTCAGCCTAACTTTCAGAGTTTTAGTAGTCTTGATCCTAACTGGGTTAGGATCAAGCTTGAAGATATTCTGAACATTATTGAACTGTCCAGGCGCGTCAAGTCTGTATGTGATTCGTATGATGGAGTCCCAGAAGAAGATCGGATTGGCCTAATTATGAAGGATCTTGAAGCAGGTCATCCTGAAAAGCTGATTGAAGCTATTTGCAGCAAGCCATTTATTCCTCCTTTCATTGAAGATGATCGTTGTTGGGCAATGCTTGCTCAGGGTCTTTACAATTTGCAGGCGGATAAGCGTCGTAAGGAGGATGAACATGGTAACATTATTTGGAGCCTTCCTCTTGCTGACATGGATTATATTTATAGTGTTATTCCTGAACGTGAGAGGGCTATTTATATGCAGCGACTTGCGCCAAAGAATGCTTACCTTAATGCACAGGGTAATGCAAGACTTATTGTTGAGGCACGCGCACCTACTTCTGCAGGATATATTCGTCAGATTATTTCGGTAGGTAGTCTTAATTCACTTGATTGTGAAAGATATCACATCCTTCGAAAGGCTGCATTCACTCATCCTGAAAAGTTGTTGGCATTTGCTGAAAAGGTGGGAGAACGGTTTAAGATGCCTGATTATACAAGGGGAATCGATTTGAAGGATGAACGAGTACGAAATGCGATCCGCGGTTTCTACATTAAGATTAAGAGTTAAGTTTATAACATTATTTTAAAATGGAATAAAATTACTATATTTATTTATACAAACTATATTACAATACTGGTAATGATCATTAAAATCTGTTATAAGTGTAGTACCATTATCGGTTAAATATGAAAAATTATAAAAATTTTTATTTTCTAAATACTTAATTACATCAATTAATTTTGTATTATTATCTAAAAATGTTCCACCATATTCAAATTGTATTATTTTAATATTTTCTAGAAAATTATCAAAACCTTGTAAAACCTCTAATTCATAACCTTCCGTATCTATTTTTAGGAAATCTATATTTTTTATATTATTATTAATAACATAGTCCTCCCCTTTTTTAATATTTAATAAAATTTTATTAGAATCATCACTCAAATTACAACTATTTATCCTATCATAAAATGATTGATATCTTGGATAATAATATAATTCCTTATTTTCACTACCTAAACCAAAATTATTAAAATACGATTTTTTATTTATATTTTTTTGATTTTTTAAATTTTCTATAAATGATTCAACAGGATCAAAGTAATGAACTTCACCGCTAAAATTAATGAACTCACTGTCTGAACGGCATCCCACATCAAAAATAATATTTAGAAAAATCTTTCTTCTCCATTTGTTTTTGAATCAAAGTTATTAAATGCATTTTTAATTTTTAACTTTTACATATTAATTTTGTTTCATCTGTTTTATATGAATTCCTATTATAAAATAATTCACAATCAATAGCAGTTTCTTTCAAAACTTGTTCAAATTCTTCAATTAATTTATTCTTTTTTTTTGCTAAACTCCATATATATTGATCAATAGTTTTTTCACCAGGATAAGTTGCTAAATATAAATAAATTTTAACAATTCTTTTTGCTTTAGGTACATCTTTATGAGAACAAAATCTAACTGCACGACCCATAATTTGTAACATTCTAGACATATTCCAATAGGGTTCAATCATATGCACTTGTTGTACTCTAAGTAAACTGACTCCTTCTTTAATAGAAGGACTTCCTAACATGATTTTAATTTTTGTTCCATTTTCATTTGATTTTTGATTAAATATATATTTAATTTCATCTTTAACATTTTGTGATTCATCTCCACTCCAAATAGCAAAACGTTTTTTACCTTCACCATATTTTAAATAGTTTTTCCAACCATGATATTCTAAAAATGTAATAAAACAACGTATACCTCCAAGTTCTTTAAAATTAGAATAAACAAAAACTGGTCCATCAGCTTCACCTATTTTTTTTATTATTTTTAAAAATTTAATTGAATAATCACCTATATTTTGCATTTGTAAATAATCACCTTTAAATGAACTAAATCCAACTTCTCCAATTGATTTATTAGGGAAAGCTATATTTGATATCATTCGAGGTCCTAAGAAAAAATTTTGTGGGAGTTTAAGAATATCTACATTTTTAAATGAACCTCTAACAAAATTATCTTCAGTACTTAATGTTGTTAAATAACTTTTATATTGAAATTCACTCATATTACATTTAACAACTTTAAACTCTGATTTTGGATAAGCTTGTGGAGGTGCACCACGATAATAAGATATTAAGTTAGAGACTTGTGATCTAAATTTTTTCATATTGTTACTATGATATTCTAAACCAGATGATTTTTTTTTAATTTTCATATATTCTTGATTAAATTTAGTAATTGGTATTAAATCATTTGTTTTTAGTAAATTTAATGTTAAAGCAATTTCAACTGGTTGATCAAACATTGGTGTTGCACTTAATAATATTATTTTTAAATTATTTTCAGAATCATCGATCACTTGTTTTAAAGCTTTATAAAAACTACCATTGAGTGAAATCATATTTTGCACTTCGTCAATAATTAATAATGTATTATTTAATTTTTTAATTTTATTATCATTAATCAAAGAAACAAATTTATGATATGAATATATTGTATAATATTTTTCAATCCTTTCATTTGATTTATTAATTATTTTTTTATATGTATCATCATCAGGTTTTAGATTTTTTATTTTTTGTCTTTCATCATAAGTTATATATTCATCACCAGGACATTCTGATCTTAATTCAGTTAAAAAATTACCCATTAATGCAGCAGGTAACACAACTACAATATTCATTTTCCTCTTAAATTCTTCAGCTATAGATATTGCAGTACATGTTTTACCAGCACCAATTTGATGAAATAAAAGTATTCCACGTATATTATCATAAATATTCCAAGGGGAATGTTTACTAATTAGAAGATTAGATAAAAACTCTTGTTGTGGTTGTAACTTAAATTTTTTAGGTAAACAAAAATCTTCCATTTTTTCATTACTTATTGGAATTTTATATTTTTTAAATTCTTTATTAATATCTGACATATTATTTCTAATTAGAAAAAAATATCTAATAATTAATATATGCCCGGACACCATCACTCTAGACACCATTCTCCAAGTAATCGCTCTAGAAATCAATCTCCTAGAAGATCTATTTTTATTCCACCACAAGGACCTCAATATTTATCAAGACCAATGATGATACCAGTCCCAATGCCACCACCATTTATACCAAATTATATGCCATTATTTGCTCCTAGAAATGAAATAGATCCAATTTCTCATTTAAAAAATAAATTAAATATAATTAATAGATCAAGATTCGGTGAAGTAAAATATATTGGTATTATTTTTGTTACTCCAAGAGGTATATTATTTATTAAGAATGAATTAGGTAAACCTACTATTCCTTATGGTGAAAAATATTCATATGAAACAAATAATGATGCAGTTTTAAGAATTTTCAGAGAAAATACTGGTTTTGATATCGATGAAAGTAAAAAAACAAGAACAACTGATTTTTATGATAGATTACATAGAACAGGTATAATGGCAAAGTTTTTTATTATTTATACTGATCAATATGTAGATTCTGATAGATTAATATATATAAAATATGATAAAGATTTTCCATCATACTCTTATCCAGATTTTGTTAGGTCTTTATTTAGAGATTTAATTGATAAGACTGATTTAAGATTTACTTTTCCAGATATAAGCGATGATGATATTAAAATTATTGGTGCTATAAGTTTAATATATAAAATAAATGATGCATCAGAAATAAGAGCTTTATTAAATGAATTTAGAAGAACCAAAAAAATTATAAGGGATATACCTGCTGATATTAAAGCTAGAAAGGGTGATACTGAAATAACAAAAGCATTAGATATATTAAAATTGTCTATTCCATAATTAAAAATATAGTATGATTTCAATTAAATAGTTTTATAAACTATTTAATTAATTTACAAGTTATCAGGTTAAAAATTATTAAAAATATTATTTTATCTTCTAACTTTACAAGTTATCAGGTTAAAAATTATTAAAAATATTATTTTATCTTCTAACTTTACAAGTTATCAGGTAAATCGATATTAACTACTCTTGGGAAAAATGGTGGAACAATAGTTGGAGCATATAAAATACTAGAATTATTAGAATCAGGAATTAAAGATTGAACATTAACAGGTCCATAAAAATTAGGATAAATATTATAATTCGGGCTAATTGGATACATATTAATTCCTACTTTATCAACATTATTTTTCCTGTAATAATTAAGATCTGCATTTATATGATTCATTTTATCTGTAATAATCATTTGATTAATATTAAAATCTCGATTCATTTTAACATATTCTTTAATTGCTTCTTTGAAAGAATCTGCATCAATTAATGCTGGATGTGGATAAACAATTGAAAATTTCATTATATAGTAATAATAGAAAAAAAATAATAATTTTTAAATTAAATATTGATTTATAAACTATTAAAGATTTATTAGTTTAAAGAATAACATATTCATATGGGAATTAAAAATTTACTTAAATTTTTATCAGAAAAACCAAATATTGTAAAAAAAATTAATCTTAATGATTATCATGGTAAAAAGATAGCAATAGATATTTCTATTTTAATTTATCAAGTTGTAATTTCAATTAGAAATTCAGGTGCAGATCTTACTAATAAAAATGGAGATATAACTTCGCATATTTTAGGATTATTTAATAAAACAATTAATTTTTTAGAGAAAGGTATTATACCAATTTATGTGTTTGATGGTAAACCTCCAGAACTTAAAAGAAAAGTAATTGACACTAGAAAAAATATTAAAAAAAAAGCTATTGAAAAATTACAGGAAGCTACAACGAAAGAAGATAAAATTAAATTTTTAAAAAGAAGTGTTACAATTACAAAAACACAAATGAATCAATGTCGTGAATTATTAAAATTAATGGGAATTCCTTATGTTGATGCACCTGAAGAAGCTGATTCTCAATTATCATATTTGTGCAGGGAAAATATGGTATATGCAGTATTAACAGAAGATATGGATATTTTAACATTTGGATCACCAAGAATAATTAGAAATTTATCATCTAATAAAAAATCACCAATTGAAATAGAATTATCATCAACATTATTTAATTTAAATCTTGAATATGAACAATTTATTGAATTATGTATATTATTTGGATGTGATTATTGTTTACATATTAATGATATTAAATCTAATAAAATTTTCGAAACATATATAAAATATAAAACAATTGAAGGCACTATTGATAAATTAAAATCTGAAGGTTATAATATTCCAAATGATTTTGAATATAAGGAAGCAAAAAAATATTTTTTAGATTATCATAATTCACCAATATTAAAAGATGATTTAAAATTAATGAAACCAAATCCTGACGAATTACTTAATCTTTTAGTAAATAAATATGGATTAATTAAATTTAAATTAATTAATAAAATTAATAGATTAGTTTTTTATTATAATAGTTTTAAAGATCTTTAATTTTATAATATGTTAATAGTTGTAAAAAAATTGATTTAATATATAATTAATAATTTAATTTAAATATTAATGCCATTAATATTTAAATTAGTAGGATTCGTTATAAATAATAAATACTTTCAAATAATTGATCCTTTCGAAGGTGATATTAATCTTGCAAGTATTCATATACTTTTTAAAACTTGGGGATTAACAGATGATGAGCTTAAAGAAGTTAAATTTATAATTGATTCAGAACAAATTACAGATATAAATAAAATTTATCATATTAATCAAAATGAAAAACATAATATTTTTGTATTTGTTTTTAATCAAGATATTAGACAAAAGTTACAAAATATATTTACAACACATGGGACTGGTATATTATCTCTATCTGATAATTATTCGGATGACGAAATAAATAATCCAATAACTCAAATTGAAACTGAGCAAGTACATTTAACTCATGAAGTTATTCATAAAATGAATGAACAAACATTATTATTATTTTCAGATAATGATTTTATATCTTTATTAGATATATATAAAAGAAAACCAAATCTATTTAATCTATTATCAAATTATATTCAAAATAATGATTTATTAGATTCTCTTGTTAATGATAAAACATTTGATGAACTTTCTGAACAAGAAAAAGAATATTATAATAATTTATCTATTCAAGTATTAAGTTTAAATTTAAATATTCCACAAAATATTATAATAGAAAAATTAATTAAATATTCTGGACATTTAAATTTAACTATTAGATCAATATTAAATGAGTTAGATATTTAACTTTACTTTACCATTAATTGTATAAATACCTACAATTTTATTTGGTTTATAATCATCAATATCATATAATTGATTTGTTTCTAAATCTCTTAAATAGTATTTTTTCTTATATATAATTAATTGATAACCATTAATTTCATTAAAAATTTCTGGATTAAATGTATCATTTCTAAATTCTTCAATCATTCTATCTTTCTTTTTAGATTTTTTTACTGTTTCATCAATATGTTCCTTAACTTCTAATTTAGTTGGTTCTTCAATTTGTTCTTCAATTATTTTATTTTTCTTTTTAGGTTTTTTGATTGGTTCTTCTAATGATTCTTTAACTGTTTCAATTATAGCATCATCAACTGGTTCTTTAATTGTTTCTCCTTTTGAGTCTTTCACTATTGATTCAGTAACTGTTTCAATAATAATATCATTGACTGTTTCTTCAACTGTTTCTTTTTCATTAGTTGATTCAATTAATTTTTCAGATCTTTCATCAATTATTTTATTTTTAGATTTTTTAAATGGATCATCAACAGTTTCATCTGATTGAGCTATTTTAGGTGATATAGGTTCTACTTTATTTTTCCTTACTTTTTCAATTTGAGATTCTAAAATTTGAATATAGTTATTTTTTTCTTCTAATTGTTTATTAACTTTTTGAATAATTGAAAACTTTGAAAAATTATTTATTTCTTCATTTTTTTGTTTTAACTCAAGATTCATAGAATCTATTTCAGATTGTAACTTTTTAATTTGTTCTAAATATTTATTATCAATATTTTTAAGTGAAATTGATAATTTATTAATTTCTATTTCTTGATTTGAAATAGTATTATTTAGATCATTGATTAATTGCATTGGATTATTTTTCTCAATTAATTCATTTGCTTGATTGATTAGAATACATATTTTATCCATTTAAATATATAATAAAAATTGTTTTTATATAGATTAAAATTCAATTTATTTAAAAAAATTGAAATTATTTTTTTATAACATTATTTAAAAAAAAATTACTAATATTCATTCCAAATAACAATGGAGCCTCAATTTGATCTAATAAAAGATAAATCTTTGAGAATTATAATTGAACAATACTATACTAGTTCTGGACAAAATTTTGGATCAAAAAATATACCAGATAAAGTTGATAGTATTCGTGACATTATAATTCAAAAATTAATTGAAATAATACTAGAACATCAAGGCTCAGTTAATCCTAAAATATTAGCAGTTATGATCATGTCGATGCGAGAAATAATTTACTGTGTAGTTAAAGGAATTACTAATGCAATTACTTCAAGAGCATTTCAAATAAGAATTAGGTCTATATTAGCAGAAGTAGCTGCATCAACATTTAATTGTCCAAAATGTAAAGATGAACTATGTTATTGTAATTGGAGATCCTCTGACTTATTCTGTTTATCATGTGATCATAAAATAGAAGTAAAATCTACCTATTCAGTATTAAGTGAAAATCCAATTAGATTAGGCGATATAGAAGGTGTACAATTATTTAAAAAAGATCGTGGTACTTTTATAATATTTAGTTATAACAAAAATCCAATATTTTTGGATGTAAATGATTGGGATTTTGAAACTTTTGGACAGGATACACAACCTTATCTTAAAATTATTAAAGAGACAGATATTAAAGTTCATATTCCTGATTTTGATAAAGAATTCTTATCAATAATATTAAAAGATTTTTTTGATTTTGTGATGAGTCTTGATATACTACCTATAGCAGAGGAGTTACGCAACAAAAATTTTACTCGTGAAGATATTCCATTAAGTATTTTTGAGAAGTCTGTAGATTTAGCATACTTTGAATTTAAACATATGTGTAAAATTAATAAAACATACTCATGTACTTTTGATAAAAATCCATATATTAAAAATTATAAACATTATAAGCCTGGGCAAAAGTCTGTACCAAAATGTGATAATATTTGGGTTCGTGGTTTATCGGTGTAAATAAAATTGATATTAATTTATTTTAAGTAAAATATTTTATTTAATTAATGATAATATATGATAATATTCATGGATATATTAATATTGATAAAATTGCTTCTTCAATAATTGATACTTGTATTTTCCAAAGATTAAGGAATATTCATCAAACTGGAGTTTTATATTTAGTATTTCCAACAGCAACTCATACAAGATTTGAACATTCAATTGGGACATATTATTTAGCTAAAAAGTTAATAACTAATATATCAAATAAACAACAAGAATTAAAAATTACAGATGAAATTATAGAATTAGTTTCTATAGCAGGATTATGTCATGATCTAGGACATTTAATGTTTTCTCATTTATTTGATGATCAATTTTTACCAAATTTAATAAATTTTGATGATATTAAATCAAAAACTAATAATACAACTCATGAGAATAGATCTATAAATTTATTAAATTATTTAGTAGAAATTAATAATATTAATCTTGATAAAAATCAGTTAAAGTTTATAGGAGATTTAATTAATCCAAAAGAATCAGAATATTCAAAATGGAAAAGTAAATATCAAGTTGGAAAATGGATATTTCAAATTATTTCTAATCCATTAAATTCTATTGATGTTGATAAATTTGATTACTTAACTAGAGATACTCAAGCAGTAGGTTTAAAATGCGGATTTGATTTTAATAGAATTATTAATGATGCTAAAGTTATTGATAATAAAATTTGTTATTCATTACAATGCTCAGAAGATATATATCAAATGTTTTTCTTAAGATATCGTTTACACAGACAAATATATAATCATAAAGCAGTTAAAGCTATTGAAATTTTAGTAATAAAATTATTATTTGAGTTAGAAAAAGAGTATAAAATTTCAGAATATATTTTAGATATTGAAAAAATGTTAGATTTAATTGATTCTTTCATTTGGCATAATAAAATTAATGATAAAATTAAAAATATACTAAAAGATATTAATGAAAGGAAATTACCAAAACTTGTATATCAAGATATATCTTTAAATCCTATCGAATTTGATGAAGAAAAATTAAAAGAATTTAATCCAGATTCATATACTATTTTAAAATTTAAAGTAGGATATGTAGGAGGTAAATCTAATCCATTAAATCATATAACATTTTATAATTTAAAAACTGATAAAGTTATTTCAGATAATAAAGTCCGTGATTTCTCTTTATTATTAAATCAAAAACATCAAGAACATATTATTAGAATATATTGTTTAGATTTATTATTGGTAGATCAATTTAAAATTAAATTATATATTTAAAACAATTTACATTTTATTTCACCTAAATCATTTAATCTACATATACCAGTTATATATTCTTTATTAGAATACCATTTATTAAATCCTAAAAATTCTAATCCTAAATGTAGAATAAATCCTGTAATGAAAAAAGCAAAATTAATCCCAGATGGTTTATTTTTTTCTTTATTTACTTTATTAACTGATAAATTAAAAATAATACTACCAATAACAAGTGTAATAATACCAACTAATAGAGATTCTGTTAATAGTTTCATCATTATAAATAATTAGAAATTATATTTTATGAAATAATTAAAATCTATTTAATTATAATTATGAATAATTGGGAGAATATAGTTGTTAGAATTAATAGTACAATACAAAATAATGATTTCAATCATCCATTAAATAAATATGATACAAATAATATTAGTGGATCAGGATTTTTTATTTCTGATGATTTAATTTTAACATGTTATCATGTAATTGAAGGAGCATTAACTATTTATATATCTTTTAAAGAAATTAATGAAATACAATGTGAAATTAAAAATGTTTTTCCTGATGATGATCTTGCAGTTATAAAAATAATTAATAATAAAATAATTGATCATAGAATATTAGAATTTAAATTTATTAATGATAAAAAACAAATTTTAAATGAAACATCTGTTTTTGCTGTAGGATTTCCACTAGGTAGTAAAAATGTTAAAGCTACGAAAGGCAGTATATCTGGATATCAAGATTCTTTAATTCAAACAGATGCTGCATTAAATTCAGGTAATTCTGGTGGACCATTGATTATTTTAGATACTGATAATCAATATAAAATTATTGGTGTTAATGTTTCTAAACAATCTGGTGAAGCAGAGAAAACTGGATATGCAATTCCCATTTATCGTTTTTCAAGTATATGGCAAGATAATTATCAACAAGTTATTATTAGAAGACCTTTATTATTATTTGATTTTCAAGCCATAATACAAAAAGAATTTAAGGAAATTATTTTTGGTAATTCTGAAATGAATGGTATTAAAGTTACATTAATAAATAAAAATTATTATTTATATAAATATTTGAAAGAAGATACAATAATAGTAAGTATAAATAATAATAATATAGATAATAATGGTTATGTTAAAGTTGATTTTTATCCTGAAAAAATTTCAATTAGTGATTTTGGTTTATTTTTTAAAAGTGGTGATAAAATAACATTAGGTATATTTGAAAATAAAAAGATTGAGGAAATTACATTTAAATTAGAGATAATAAATACAAATTTATTATATTTTTGTAATTTACCAACTATTCCAAATATACCAAAATATTATATTGAAAATAATGGATTTGTTTTTTCAGTAATATCAAATCAACATTTTAAAAAATTAAAAGAATTAGAAATTTCATTAAGTAATATCATAAAAATTTTTAGTAGATTTTCTTTACAAAAAGATTTATTTACAGTTTACTTATGCGATCTTGATTATAATAAAATAAAAAAAACATTTAATAAATATCCTAAAAATGAAATAATAATTAAAATTAATGATAAAGATTTTAATAGTTTTGAAGAATTTATGGAATTACTTAAAGAGAAAACTAATAAAATTACAACATTAGAAAATGATGAATTTTATGGTTAAATATAACTATAATATTTAATACATATTAAATAATTTTGATTTTAATTAGATAAGTAATTAAGTTAATTTATCTAAAAAAATTGAAATAATATATTTTAGGAAGATTAATAAAAAAAATATAAAAATTTAAATCAAATGGAAAATGAACTCCGAATTAAACAGGAATATTATACATTAGTTTGTGATGGTTTAGGAGTTAGTGATCATCCTGCATTATTACGAAATCGTGAGTATGAAGCGATTGAAGAATACTGTCAAGAAAAGTTACGTCTAATTGAAGATCATAAGCATGAATTATTAAGTAATCTAAATGAGTTTAGACAATTACATTTTCCACATCGTAAAAAAAATCCTGATATATTTGTATTTAAAATTCTAAATTTATGCAAACCTTTTGATACATCAAAAATGATGTTATTTATTGATTGGTATAAGACTATTCTTCAAGAAGATGATGATACTATTGGTGAATGGACATATGATGTTCATTCAGTATGGATTGATACTCACTTTGGACGCGTTGAGATTTCAGAATATGCAGGTCATATTCGTCCAATAGTATCATTCAAGTAGAAAATATTAGATTTTTAATTTTACAAATTTAGATGTATTATAAAAAAAATTGTTTACAGGTTTTTTTAAATAAAAAAATTGTTTACAGGTTTTTTTAAATAAAAAAATTGTTTACAGGTTTTTTTAAATAAAAAAAAATTGATATATAAAAATATTTATTTATATATATATATATATAATAATGCCAAAAAGAATTATTAAAAAAGAAGATTCCGAAGATGAAATTGATGATGATATTGATAATATTAATACTGAAATAAACGATGATGATATTAATGATACAGAAGAGTTAGATGAAGATGATGAAGACGAGGATGATGACGATGATGATAAAAAAATAATAATTGATACTGAAAATAATAATTGTGCAATTGATGATGCAATAGAAGATGATAATGATTTTTTTGATAATAATGAAAGTGTTGAGGTACCTAGTGAACAAGGCAATGAATATTTATCAAAAGAAAATAGAATCAGTGTTAATAGATTAACAAAATATGAGATGGTTAGAATATTAGGAGAAAGAACAAAACAATTAACTATGGGTGCAAAACCTTTAGTTAAAAATTTCCAACATTTATCATATGATAAAATTGCAGAAGAAGAATTTATTAGAAATATTATTCCATATAAAATTAAAAGACCACTACCAAATGGTAAATATGAGATATGGACATTAGATGAATTAAATAAAGATCATTTATTATCACAATTATCAGTTTAGTTTTTATATAATTTTATTTTACACTAGGATAAAATTTATAATTTTATTTTACACTAGGATAAAATTTATAATTTTATTTTACACTAGGATAAAATTTATAATTTTATTTTACACTAGGATAAAATTTATAATTTTATTCTACCAATTATAATAACATAAAGTGCAAATATAATTTACTTTATAACTTGAATTATCTTTGTAAAAAATAGCATCTTTTCTATTAATATCTTTAATTGTTATACAATCTGCATTTTTACAGGTATAATCATGTGTATGAGGTAAGGTTGAATCTTTACATATTAATTTATTTTCTTCTAAACTAGTAATTTTAACTACTTTGTCTTCCATATTTAGTTGATATAATAATGTTGTTTCTGTAATTTGTTTCGAAAAATTACAATTATTACATTTAAATTCTGCACCAGAACTTAATAGTTCTTCAAATAATTGATTAAATTTAATTTTTTCTTCATCTTTTAATTTTTGATATTTCTTATTTTTATTAATTTCTTCTTTAGTAAAAGCTGCTTTATAATTTGAAAAATTTTGCGTTTTTTCAAAAATAATAAATGCTTCAGGGATTTTTTCAATAACAGTTCTAGTATCTTCTAATTTAGTAGTATTAGATAATTTTGAAATATCAAATAAATAAGAACATTTTGGACAGAAATACATATTAGTATAACATAATCAAGATTTTAAATAATTTAATTTCAATTTTAATTATAAATTTTATTTTTATAAATTATAATATAAACTATTTATATAAATGGTTTGGAAAACTAATATTTATGATCCTAATATAACAAGAATTATTGCTTTATCTGATATTCATGGTGATATTCATTCTTTAATAATTGCTTTAAGAGATTGTGCTAAAGTTATAAGGAAAAAAAATGGTTTTAATCCTTTCGAATTAGATAGAGAAACTGAAGAATTATTAGAATCAGATTTAAATGTGAATAATAAATATATTGATGATCTAAATTATGAATGGTGTGGTGGTAATACACATGTTGTTATTTGTGGTGATATTTTAGATGGATTCCGAGGCGATATTATAAAAAGACATGCATCGCTAGATTCAAGATGTTATAATGATTGCCTTGAACATGAATATGATCAAATTGAAATTAAAATTTATAGATTTATAAATGCATTAAATATTAGTAGTGAAAATAGAATTCATAAAATATTAGGTAATCATGAATTAATAAATCTAATAGACTGTCCTGAATTTTTTAATTATAATAATTATATTCCAGAAAAAACTAAAGAATTAGATTTTTTCTATTATAATGGTAAATCTAGAATTGATTATTTTAAATGGAATCAAGACGGAGGTGAATTAATATTAAAAGATGGTATTGGAATTTTATTAAAGATTAATAATAATTTATTTACACATGGATCTATTGATCATAATAAAACACTTGATAACTATATTGAAATTAATAATTTATTAAATACAAATATAAGTGATCATTTATTAATTCAAATTTTAGATAATTATGAAGATACATTATTTGGAAGAGATTATGATAGAATTAATAATCCAAAGAAAAATATAGTTCAACATATTAAATGTGATGCAATTAAAAATAATTTAAAAAATTTTATAATTAAAAATGAAGGATATGAAGTAAATGATTTCAGGATAATAGTTGGACATTGTGTACAATTTCTGTATGATGAATCAAATAAAATAAAGAATAGTACTTTTACTATGATAACAAAAGATAATACAAGAGAAATAATAAATGGACCAGTTTATACAGGTGTTAAAAATAGTACTCACGATGATAATAGAATATTTGGTATTTCTATGGAATGTATAAAACCAAATATTATTAATAAAATAGATAAATTTAATCCATATGGTGAAGATGTTAAATTAATAGAAGATACAGTAGAAGATGTAAATGATGAAGTTTCAATAAATCCTAATGAATTTAAAATTGATGATAATGAAAGATTTATTTATAAAGTTGATATTGGAAGTAGTCGTGGTTTTGATGAATTAATAAATATTTCAAATATACGAAATAAATCAAAAGAAAAACAGTATTTAGGCCCTCGTGTACCACAAGTTTTAGAAATTAATAATAATAAAATTCAAATATTAAGATCTACAATTAAAAATACAAGAATACATCAACCTAGATATCTATATGAACATCATACTTTAAATATTCCAGAATTAAATAAAGATCATTATTTTAGAAAATATTTAAAATTTAAAAAAAAGTATATGATGAATAAAATAAAATTAATAAATTATTCTAATATTCACGATGTAAATCATCGTAATTGATCATTAGATTCAAAATGATTTAAAAAAATTGAAAAATATATATAAAAAAATCTTATTTTAAGTAATTATATTATGACCGATAAAATTAATCCAAAGAAATTAATAAAATATAAAGAGAAAGTCTATGATTTTCTCAATAAATTTAGATGTACTGATGATAATAAAGATAAAGCAACACATTTATCATATGGTTTATTTTCAGGAAAATTTTTCCTAGATAAGGAGCAACGAAAGGATTTTATGACAAAGTATATTGAAGCTATTGAAAATGGAGTAAATGATTTTGCAATTTTAGAAACACAGAAAGAATATTCGCCATTAATTATTGATATTGATCTTGAAATTCCATCTGAAGATTATAAAAGTGGTAGATTGTATGATTATGATATGGTATTAAATATTGCTAAAAAATATATTAAATCAATTAATAATTTTTTAGATGTTGATAAAGTAGATTATAATGTATGTTTTCTTGAGAAAAATAATCCATCAGAAAAAGAAGGAGTTTATAAAGATGGTTTTCATATTATGTTCCCAGAATTAATTGCAAACAAACAAGTTAGACATTTAATTAGGCATCATGTTGTAAAAGAATGTGAAAATGAAGGAACTTTCACTAGTTTTTCTAATTCTCCTGATAAAATTATTGATAAAGCAGTTGTATCAACAAATGCTTGGTTTTTATATGGTGGTAAAAAACCAAACGGATCCCTTTATCAATTATCACAAATACTTGATAAAGAATTAAATGTTATATATTATCATAAGAAAGAAGATTCTGATTCAGAATATAGTGAATCAGATATTATTAATTATTTATCTATTCAAAAACCTAAATATTCTAAGAAAAATTCAACTAGATTATTAGAAACTTGTAATACATCTGAAATAGATGCTGAATGTGACAAAGTTGGTATTAATTCTTCAGTTAAAGCAGAGCAAATTAAATATGATATACCACAAGCTAAGGAAGATATTATTAGACGTGCAACCAAATATACTGATATGTTAAGTGATAAACGTGCGTCTGATTATCATGATTGGTTGAGAGTTGGATTAGCATTACATAATATTGATAATTCTTTATTACTTGTTTGGATTGAATTTTCTAAAAAATGTAGTCGTAAATATAAAGAAGGTGAATGTGAGAAAACATGGAATACTATGAAAAACCCATTAAATGGAAATGTATTAACTATTAGATCTTTAGCTTATTGGGCTAAACAAGATGATCCAAAAGAATATGAAGTATTTAATCGTGAAGAATTTAAATCAATGATGAAAAAGAGTTTAGATGGTAATACTTATTACCTTGCAAAAAGTGTTTATTCAAAATATTCTGATAGATTTGTTTGTTCAGCTTTAAAAAGTAATATTTGGTGGGAATTTAGAAATCATAGGTGGAATCGTATTGAAGAAGGTTATACTCTTAAAATTCTATTATCAGAAGATTTTGCAAATGAATATAATAGAGAAATTGCAGAATTAAGTATTAAAGCAACACAAATTTCAGGTTTTGAAAAAGAAGAATTACAAAATAAAAGATCTAGGATTGATAAAATTGTAGAAAAATTAATGAATAATACATTTAAGAATACTTTAATGGATGAGTGTAAAGCTTTATTCTATGATTCAAATTTTGAACAAAAATTAGATTCAAATATAACTTTGATTGGATTTGAAAATGGTATTTATGATTTGGAACAAGGTACATTTAGAGATGGACGCCCTGATGATTATATTACATTAAGTACTAAGAATGATTATTATAAATGGAATGAGAAGAATCCATTTAATAATCATATATTTAAATTTTTTGATCAAGTTTTACCTAATAAAGCAGTTAGAGATTATTTTTTGAATGCGCTATGTACTTGTTTATCAGGAACAACTAAAGAAGAGAAATTATATATTATGACAGGATCAGGTTCGAATGGTAAATCATTAACAATGGATTTGATGTATTTAGCTCTTGGTGATTATTATATGTCATGTCCAATTACTATTATTACAAGGAAAAGAGGTTCTTCTAATGAAACATCTCCAGAGAAAGTTAGAATGAAAGGAAGACGCTGTGGTGTTTTTCAAGAAACTGACGATGGTGAGAAAATGAATGTAGGTGTAATGAAAGAGTTTACAGGTGGTGATAAAGTATTAGTAAGAGATCTGTTTAAAGGATCTGCTGAAATGATTGAATTTAAACCACAAATGAAATATTTTCTAACATGTAATCAATTACCAGCAGTGCCTTCAAATGATGATGGTACATGGAGACGTTTAAGAGTAATTCAATTTGGATCTAAATTTACTGATAAACCAAGTAAACCAAATGAATTTATGATTGATAATACTTTAAAACAAAAGATTGAACAGTGGGCTCCAACATTTATTAGTTATTTGATTCATATTTATAATACTCAATATAAAACTAGTAATTATTTGGCTGATCCAGAAGAAGTAATGGCATTTACTAATCAATACAAAATGGAAAATGATTTCTATACAGAGTTTATTACTGAAAAAATTATTATTACAAATAATACTACTGATAGTATTGGTCGTGATAATTTATGGGAAGAATTTAAAGATTGGTATAAGAAAACTTATGATTCTAAAAATATTCCTAAGAAAGTAGATTTTATTAAATTTATGAATAAACAATTTGGTGAACCAATTAAAGGAGGTGGATATATTAATATAACTTTCATTACAGATATAGAAACTAATGTTATTAAAAATGACCTTGATGTATAATTTATTTAATTATATATTACCTTGATGTATAATTTATTTAATTATATATTACCTTGATGTATAATTTATTTAATTATATATTACCTTGATGTATAATTTATAAAAAAATTGAATTTTTAATATTATATTGATTGCTTAATATAAATAATATTCCATACCTACCCTATCTAGGTTATTTAAACAAAATGCCCTTCTGGAATCCGGATACAGGAAAATATGAACAGGGTTGGCAAGCAGCAACATCTGATCAGATATATCAGATGCAAAAGGATGCAGAAAAACGTTTTGTTGTAATATCTAAATTTGGGCGTAAGAGTCCAAATTTAGAATACAACAAAATGGATGTAAATAATTCTGGACCAGGTTATGAATTCGATGCAAATTATGGTAACGCTTTTTCAAAACAGTCTGGATTTAGAGCCTTTTAAGAAACTGAGTCGGATTACTTTCCGCTATTTATAATTTGATGCAAATTTTTAGTGGTTATCCTATGTAATGGATCAATAACTAACATTTTTGTTATAATAGTGAAAATATTTTCATTATTATTTAATTTATTATTTAATTGATTATCATAATCAATAATATTAAATTTAGAATTAAAGTATTTTTTGTAATATTTTGTTTTTTTAAGAAAACTAGGTGTAAAATTTCCACATGTTTCATTTATTAAACATAAATGATAATAATCTCGTGTACCTTTTGAATCTTTATGCGGATCGAATAAAATTTGTCCAGTTAATAATTCATATAGAGTACAACCTAATGCCCATATGTCAACAGGGTATGAACAATCTCCCATTAAAATTATTTCTGGTGCTTGATAATATCTAGTTCCAAATGGTTCATCATAATAATTATATTCACTACAATATGTTCCAAAATCTGCTAAACTTATTTGTAAATTTTCTAAATATTTATTATCTATTTTATATTTAGATATATTTGATTCATCCAAATTTTTAATAATTTTTTTTGTAATTTCCTCATGAATATTCAATCTGATATTAGATTTTATTTTTTTATTAATTTTATCAATATTATTTAAATTATTTCCTTTTCCTAACCAATAATTTTTCTTTTCATTAGAATATTTTTCATTAAAATTTTCTTTTGTATATTCATTTATTATAAATTCATCTCTTTGATTTAATCCTTTAATTAATATATTATCTGTTTTAATATCACCGTGATATACTTTAAAATTATAATGTAATATATTTAATGCATCTATTAACTGTTTCATAATACTTTCAACTAAATTTATTGGTAAACCATTTTTAAAATCACCCTTTCTAATTAATGAATCTAGATTACCCGAATGTAAATGCCATACTGAACAAATATATTTTTTATCATCTATATTTTCAATAAAATATTCAAATAAATTATTAAATACAGGTGGATTAATAGGTAATTTTTTAACAAATTGTATTTCATTTAAACCTTCTTTATATTCTGTAGGATTTTGTACTTTTAAAGCATAAAATTTCTGATTATTAATATTATAGGCCAACCAGACAATTGAATATGATCCTCTTCCTATTTCATATATTATATTATAATTATTAATTATTTTACAATATAAATCTAAATTTTCTTCTTGTTGAATATTTTCATCACTTGATTCAGAAATATAGTCTGAAGAATATTCAGATGATTCATTTTCACTACTCATTATTTATTTAAATATAGTTTTCCTTAAATATTTTTATCTAATATATTAATAATATGTTTAAAAGAATTATTAAGGATGAAAAAAAATTTAATTCAAAAAATATTATGACTGTAAAACCAAATAATAGAATTATACATCCAATAACTTTAAATCCTATTGATACATCTGGATTTATAAACCCGATATGTTTAACTAAAATGTTTATTTCAAATAATAAATTTAATGAATATGATAATTATGTTTGTAATGGTGAAAATAAATATAAAGAATATATTCAATTACCACCAATTTCATTAGATTCACAAGATTTACTCGAAATATATAATATAAATAATATAGAAAATTTAAATGAATGGATTAATAATAATTTAATTACTTATACTGATATTACTTTATCTAGAATTATATCATGTTGGATAACTAATAATATTGATTCACTAAAATTATATAAAAAATATTTACAAAATATTTGTATTAAAATTATTTCTAAATTTGATTCAACAACTATCAATAAATTAGATGACGACATTATAAAAAATTATATTAGTAATTGGATAGATAATTTTAAAATAGGTCAATCAGTAAATTTATATGAAGATGTTTACAATTTTTATTTTAAAATAAAATAAATTCTATTATATATTAATATGAATAATGATATTTATGTAAAAAAATATTATCCTGTACCTCCAACAAGACATGATACATTTTATGAATATCAGAATATTAATAAAGATATGAATTTAAGATATGGTGTTACAAAATTTTTCATAGAAAAAGTTAAGAAATGGATTAATAAATATCCAGAGTTTGAAAAATTAAAATTAAAAAAAATAAGTTATGATCTTATTTATGAAACATTAAGAAAAATTGTTAAAAAAACAGGATATAATTGGTATGATTTAAGAACTAACTCATCTATACTTAAAAAATATTTTTTAAGATAAATATAATTAGTACATATAATTAGTTCGTAAGAAAAATCCCTCCGAACAATACCACAAAAATGGCTATTAATGATCCTGGTCCGCCTGCAAATGGATTGCAATAGAAATTGAAACCTGATGTATGTTTTAAACCTCCACCGCCTTGATGATAGTGATTACCAGATTTACCTGACTTGCTGGTCTTAGAGTTGTAATGCCTCCTTGACTCAACCACAACGGCCAAACACGCAATCAAATTGTAATGCTTCTTCCTTGCTTCGACCATAATGCATAAACATGCAATCAAAAAGAATGTTACTTTCATCTTGATAAGATTAAATAAAAAATAATTTAAAACATTTATACATAAAAATTTTCAATTTTTATAATTAAACAAATATATAATTTTATTAATTTATATTATATATATTAGTAATAAATAATATGAATTATAAAGAGGAAAATATCATGTATAGTGGGAGCAAAGCTCTTCTCCCTAGTTTAGATATTGAGACAAAGTCTCAATATCCTAGTGTAGATAAAGATGCAAAGCATCTTTATCTAAAGTACAATTTTATTTCTGAAAGAAATAAAATCTTAGATGATATCTCTTTTAAGAAAAAATATATCATGTACGGTGGGAGCAAAGCTCCTCACCCTAGTTTAGATATTTCGTTTACGAAATATCTAAAGTACGATATTGAGACAAAGTCTCAATATCCTAGTGTAGATAAAGATGCTTTGCATCTTTATCTAAAGTACGATTTTATTTCTTTCAGAAATAAAATCTTAGAACAAATATTTTTTAAAAAATATTTGTTGTACAAAAAAAAATATATACAGTTAAAATTAAAACAATTAGGCGGATCAACTTTAGAAATTAATGATAAAATTCATATTACTGATTTAATAAAAGCTGAACATATTATTATTAAAAATATCAAAATAATTAAAAATTATCATTTTAAATACATGAAAAATGTAAAAATATTAATTATACCTTTCTTAAATAAAATTACAAATAATGATTTATTTAATTTGACTAATATTATTTCATTAGATATATCTAGTTGTACTAAAATAACTGATGAATTATTTTCAAACTTTAATAATTTAAAAATTTTAAAAATAGCTAATTGTTCACAATTAACAGATAAAACAATAGAATATTTATCAAAGATAGAAGAATTAGATATTACATTTTGTATTAAAATAACTGGATCAACATTTAATAATATTATAGGTATAAAAAAACTGAATATGTTAGGTTGTATAAATATAAAAGAAGAATCTTTTCAATATTTAGGTGGTATACAAGAATTAAATTTAACCTATTGTGAACAATTAACTGGAAAATATTTTAATCATTTAGTTGGAATTATAAAATTAGATATGTCATATTGTAGAAATATTAATACAGATGTATTTAAATATTTAATTGGTATTAAAAGTTTAAATATTAGACATTGTTATAATTTAAATGGGTCTATCTTTAAATATTTAAAAGGAATAGAAGAATTAATTATGGTATTGTGTAATCAAAAAACAATTAATGACGATGTGTTTAAATATATTGATGGAGTAAAAAAGTTAGATATTAGTTATTGTAGTCAATTAACTGATAAAATATTTCTATATTTATCTAAAATTGAAGAATTAAATATAGATAATTGTAGATTAATTACTGATAATGCCTTTCAGTATTTACAAAATATAAAAAAATTAAATATGGCTTGGTGTGATCAAAGAACAATTACTGATAAATCTATTAATAATTTAATTAAATTAATAGAATTAGATATTCATGGGTGTTATCAATTAACAGATAAATTATTAGAAAATTTATTGGATATTGAAATATTAAATTTACAATACTGTAATATAACAATGAATGTTTTATCAAAATTTAAAAAACTAAAGAAAATAAATATAAAGAATACAGATTTGAAGAAACATTTTTTTGATGGTATTATTGTAATTTCATAGGATCTATAATTATTAAGGTCTTAGGAACATCTACCTCAAAACCTTTACTACCATAACTTTTTTTAGTACTTTTTTTTGTAAAAAGCTAACTTGAAACTTTTATTTAATTTAATTTTAATTTTTCTTGTAGATGATACAGCAGAATTTGTTCTTGATTTTAGTTAGTTATTATACTGCTGCTTCTTCTGGTGCTCCTGGTGTTAGTGATGATGCTGGTGTTAGTGATGATGCTGGTGCATCTGGTGTTAGTGATGATCCTGATGCTGATCTTACTCATCCTGGT